TTAAAATATCTGCATATTGATTTTCTATAGGATTAAGCCAATCCTTATATTCTTTGTATAGTAATTTGAATTTTTGTTGTGCAATTTGCGAGGTTGCAAGCTCCGAGCGTGAATATATCTTGCATGTATCACATACAACAAACTTTGCTAATTCTTCTGTAGTGGGTTATTCATATCAACTTCATAAGTACCTTTTTTAGTATAGCAAAATTCCTGAAACTTTACATTTTTACAAAGTATAGCGGCTGTTGTTCTGATTTTTTCGCCTCTGGTTTTTTCTTTGCCATTCTATTCTTGCCCTAAGCTATAAGTATCATGCGGATGAAAAGTATCTTCAATATTCCTTCTGTAGTTCTTTCGTTTATAATATTCAGCACACTGGTTAGTTCTTTTTTCTTGGTGAACTGCCTTGCAGCTTTTTGAGAAAAACTTGCCCCAGCCCCTTTTTACATCAGCTTCCCTAACTAGTTTTTTTCTCTTGCAGCCACACAAGCATATAATCTCAACTCTTTTTGGCATAATATTCATTCCTTATTAAACTATAAATAGCCCTTGCCTCTTCAATGGTTCTAATTTTTGCCGTGTGATACTTCCAGCCCAATTTTTCACTAAGTAAGGCATAAATATCTTTCCTTTTGTGGCGTTTTGACTGCCAAAGAGGATCTAATATTTTATGTATGTGTTGCCTTGCGTTTTTAATTTCTTTGCAAGGGATACACCCTAAAGGCTGGGTTCTGTTATTTGTTTTGTGGTGACAGCCTACAAAGTTCTTGCATGTATCGCACTTCCAAAATGGCAATTCCCTTAAATCATATCTATGTGGATATATTTCCGTACCACAAGTTAATCTTGCCTCAACTTTTTGATTGCACTTGCAACAGTGAATAAGCATATTACTTTCCCCCATAATGGTTTTCTGAAGTTCAGCACCACTTATTTTTAAAAAGGTTTTAAATTTATCAATATTCATCGCTTAACCTAATAATTAAAAGTTACGTGTGGAATTTTACCTTCAATGATTGCTCTTATCACTGATGAAGATAATCTTTGTGAAAAGCCTTCTATATGCACAAGGGCATTTTCAGCTTCTAAGATTATTTTTTTCTTATGTTCTTCATCTGCCTTGCGTTTTGCTAATTCGTCAGCTTTTGCCTTTGCTTCTTTCTCGACTCGTAAGCGTTCAGCCCTTGCTGCTTCTTTAATCGCCTCTTGCTTGTTAATTTCAGCCTGTTTTTCTGCTGCAATTCTATTTGCTTCAGCAACTTTTGCATCTTCTTTTGCTTGTGCTTCTGCTGCAATTCTAGCAGTTTCAGCCCTTTTTGCCTTCGCTTCAGCTTCAAGTTTTTCATTCTCTATACGCTCTTTTTCTTGTTTTAATTTTAATTCACGTTCTTCAGCTTCTTTTTTTGCACGTTCTTCAGCTTCCCTTGCAATGGCTTCATCACGTTCTTTTTGTTTGCGTTCTTCTTCAGCTTTTTGCAGCCTTAAAAGTTCAGCCTTATCATCATCATGCTTTTTGCGTTTAGCAATCGTGGCTTCAATTGATTCTATAGTTTGTTTTTTTACATTTTCAGCCTTAAAAGAAAATTCATGCCATTCCCTTTTTTCGTTGCTTATATCAGTAACTAATTTTTGCATTTGATCAACAGGCATTGATTCCCATTCATAAGCAGCCACAGCAGCAAGTTTTTCAATGTTTGCTATTGAAGCCTGATGTTCTGCGATGCGGTTTTCCCATTCAGTAACAGGCTTCTTAACTTCGTCTTGAATAGCTTGTAAATCTGCAACGGCTTTTTTGCCTTTCTTATTATTAGCTGTAATAGCTGCTTGATGTTCTTCATTTTCAGATTTTCGGATTTCTTCAACCTTTGTTTTTGCTTGGCTGATTTTATAGGCTAAAGACTTATAAGCCTTCCTTCCTTTTTCAGTTGTTACATCAGCTTCAAATTCTTTTGCAACCTTTCTGATATTTTCAATAAAAGGATCTAGCCCATCATTCCTATAAAGTTTTAAAGCTGTTGCTTCTTCTTCTTTGTATAAAATTACTTCTTGGTTTTCTTTAGTCATTTTTGTTTTTCCTAGTTTGAGTTAAATAAATTAAATATTACTATTGCTGATGGGAAAGGTGCGGAATTCTTGGAATCTCCAAACCTTAAACGCCCTTTAATGAACTTTATTACATCAGCATTATTGCAATTGTCATTCCACCACTTTGTGTCAGTCCTAGCTGGCAGTAGGCACACAACACACGCACCTGATGTATAAGCCTTGTGAACCCATTTGCCTATTTCACGTCCATATGGCGGATTCATAAAAACATTTCCATAAGCTGCCCAATCTTTAGAAAGTCCATCATCTTCTTTCGTGAAGAAATTTTCACACTTCGCATTTTCAACGGTTGCACAAGGATCTAGTTTAAAATTAAAAACCTTATTTAAGTTATCAAAAGTTTCTTGTGGTGTACTCCACAAATCTGTTTCACTTGAAAAATGAACGCTCATAAAATTTACCTATAAAATATTTGAATAATAATCAGATCTAACTTGCCTTTGATATTCTTTTTCAGCTGCTATTTCTTCAATTTCAGCTTCATATTCACTTTCACAAGCTTCATAGAATTTTTGCAATCCTAATGTTGAAAGGCTTTGGTTGTCATTTTCTATGCTTTCAATATCTGGAAGCAGCCTATCATTTTCAGCATAATATTCACCTATTTGAATAGTTAGTTGCTCTAAAGTTTCAGCTTCAAAACAACCATCATTAAGAATTGCACACCACATATAAAACCGTCCTTCATTATTGCTTTACCTATTTATAGTTGAAAATAAAAACATAGTCAACCATAAAATCAAAAGAATTTTAGATTTATTTTGTGTTAAAAGCCTGTTGATTGATACACAATTGACGGAATATGTTCATCTGTAAGTGTCACAACTTCATCTTCATCAACCCAACGTGACGTTCCAAACCTTGTATAATGATCTTGTAGCTTTTTGATTGCAGCTTTCCACATCATTTGCCCCATTTCATAATATGTATTTGCTGTTGCATCAGGCATAACAGATCTTTCTAGTTCATAAGATTTACATTGATAAGGTGCCTGTGTTCTGAAGAACATTATAAAAAACTGTTTATTTGGTGTTTTAAGAAATTCTTTTAACCAACTTTCATCAACGTCACCAAAAACTTCAGCCTTGCCGGTATTGATTTTCTTTATAATGGTTTTTAATGCTTCACTATAAACATAAAACTGATGGTTATATTTACGGTACCTAATATCATTAAGCATAGTTTCTTCTAGTGGTATATTGTAATTTTTTACTGAAAAAGATTTTACTTCACCTATTGCTTCAGGTCGTACTGCATCAATCATACATTTGCACATAATACCAGTTTCTTCATCTTTCCATATTATAACAACTTCTGAACGTGTGTTTTCTAATATCTCCGGCATTTTCTTTCTACGCTTTATAGCATCTTCAATACCAGTTAATATTTCTGTATGATCGTCTGATAAGATACGCTTGCCACTTTCAGCCACTTCTTCAAGAAATGTTTTTATTTCATTATCCCAAATAACATCAATTCTAGGATCTAAATATTCCACTGCCCTATTGATTAAATCTTGCTTTTTGCCGGTTTTCTTTTGACCAACAAGATCCAGAAAGGTTTTCAAGTCTTCAGAGGTTTTTAATATATTTTTCCCCTTATAATCACTCACTGTAGGATATTTAGCATATAGGCTCTTAAATCGTTCAGGTTCAAGCAACATGCAGTGTATTGCACTTCCTAAATCCATTGCATCATTTGTTTCTTTTTCTTTGCGGTCAGGGTTCATAGGTGAGTTTTCCCAAAACTGTTCAGCACTAAATAATATTTCATCTGCCCCTGATCGGCTGAAATAAGGAATCTTATGATATTCATCTTCAGGCATATCAAAATAAATACCTTCTGCATATGGCATATCAGCTTTTGGTTTTTTGGTGGTGGGCTTTTCGTCTTGAGTAAAATTACACATTTTTTCACGTCCTTTATTATGTGATTGTTTATTTATTTATTCTAACCTGTAGTTGTAAACTTGTAAATGCTTCTTCTAGGTCAATTAAGTTGATATTTGGGCTGTTCTTGTAAAATTCAGTAGCAAAATCCTTTTCGACTAGTGAAGCCTCACTAAGTTTTTTAGTTCCTATAACTTCACTGGAAAAGTAGCATTCTTCTTCTGTATTCCACATTAAAACTTTATCTGTCATAATTCACCTTTTATTGTCTTGAGAACTACTTGAGTTAATCTTTCGCTATAAACCTCCCATGGTGTATTTTTCGGGATTAACATATACTCTTCCGCAATGGCGACTTGCATATATTCCATGAACTCCTCACTCTCCAACATATCCTCAAGCTCTTTGAGGGATTGCAGGGCTTCCCCTAGTTTTGCAGGTTTAATGCAAGCGACGTACTCACTACCTAGGTAGGTGCGGTTCGCTGTTCCTAAAGCCTCTTTAATCTCTGCTAGTTTATCTTTCACCCTTTCAACCTCCTTGATATATTATTACGCATACACCATTCTACTGTTTCAGCGTATGTTTTATTCTGTTTGTTATTTAAATACCATTTGCGCCAGTAGTGGTATAGTTTATCTATCATCTACTTACCCTCCAGCGCTTGTTTTGCTATTTCTACGCTGTAATTCCTAGCTCTATCAACTTCGCTATACGGTAAACCGTCAGCTCCCTTGTAAACTTTTTGTAGGGCGATATCTTCCAAAGCCTCCTGTAATCGCTCATTCTCTGCCTTGAGGGCTTCAACCATATTGCTGGTGTCGGGAATATGGTCTTGCTTTAATTCATCTGTCATTTTCTGTTATTCCTCCTTGATTGCATCTGCTTAAACCGCCGCTTCTTCATCTTTTGTTCGATTGCACGTAGTTTACTGATTACTTGGGTGTAGTAGTCGACACACTCCCCTTCGTCGGCTGCCTCTAGGTGGGTGCTTATAAAATCGACAGCAGCATTTACCGCCTGTTCTTGCGTCACCTTATTTGACATTCTACTCTCCTTCTGGTGGGGTGGGTAAGATTTCCCTAAACTCTGTTGGGTGTCGTGCTATGATAGATTCGCCCGCATAATCTACTTCAGTAAACCAATTGACCTCACCATCTTCAAATGGGGGTGCTAACCTACCTATAAATTCTTTCCCGTCTTCCTTAGCTACAACCAACTTGTTCAAATCTAATTCGGATATAGGTTGCCACCGCACCTTCTCCGCAGCCTCAAGGGCTTTAGGTATATGCACATCGAAAGCAAGCAATTGACTTACTAATCTCCCACTCACGTTGACACCTCTATCGTCTAAACTTTTCTTAAACGCTGTTATTGAAGCTTCTATTTCCTGTTTACTCGGCATCCTCACCTCCCTGATATTCCACATAAGCCAACAGCACCTCTTTAGCTTCTTCGGGTGTTAAATCCTCTGGCTTCTGTATTGCGGGTTTGTTTGTGGTGATGTATTCTTTTAGGGTGTCTTTAGGCATGGCTTATTCCTTCTAAAAATCTAAAAATGTTATTATTGTAAATCTATTCACATACACGCAATATAAAAGCCGGCAGCTAGGAATTGATGCAATTATGAATAATATATATGTTTTAAAAAAATGTTTCATTGAGCTTATCCCATTTCATTTTTGCGTGTGAAACGCTAGTGCAATAATCGCCTTCACAATTCTGAAACCTTAAAAATGTTACAGCCATAAAAGCCATCATTATAAGCATTATTATTGATGATTTAATTATTGATTCTGCCATTATCTAGCCCTCCTTTGCCAAAGTTTTGATTAAAATATTTACAGCGTTTTGATTTGCTGGGTTTTCGATTTTTGCAAAATTCCTAGAAACTTCAATTTGCATACGCTGATGATTAGTAGCTAATTTGTTTTCATTATCAACTTCAGTAAAATATTTTAACGGCTCATTCAAAGCCCTAGCAATTAAAACCATACGCCCAAAGCTAACCCTATCAGTGCCTTTTTCGTATTTCTGCACTTGCTGGTGCGTTACGCCTATTTTATCCGCTAGTTGCTGCCTTGATAATCCCATTGCTAAACGTTTTTCGTTTATTTTTTGCCCTACAATTAAATCAATTTTTTTAGTTTCTTTTGTGTGTCGTGACATAATACTTCCCTAATTTTGATTGTTTTGTTGTGATTCAATATGTTTTGCGATTCCCATAATTTCGCAAGCTTTAACGTTATTTTTTTCCCTAACGTAAGCCCTTGCTTTTTCCTCTAAGATTTCAACAACCTCGGAAGTGTCGGAATCGGTTAGTAATATTTTTATTGGATTTGACATTTTTAAACTCTCCTAGTTTTAAAGTTTTACTAAAATTGGATTGCCAGTTTTAGAGCAATGGCTAGATATCTCTAAACTAGATTCCTGTTCTTTAGCTTCCTGTATATCATCATTCCAAGATGCAACGGCTAATGTGTCGTTGTTTTCTAGCAACTCCAAAGCCTCTTGGTTTAATGCAAATCCAATTTCTTTTATAATTTCTATATTATTCATAATAAATTTTCCTAGTTTTTTATGTTTAACGTCTGACCTATTTATAGTTGAAATTAAAACTATAGTCAACACTTAAATCAAAATTTATTTCGATTTATTTTCAAAGGTTGTAAAAAGTGATTTATTAATATAATATCTTTAAGCGTATTTATGAACTCGTCCTTCATATGGTTAGTAGGGGTGTGTTTCTCCTAGTTGCACACCCTGAACAATTTATTTATTGCTTTTTAAATTTCTTTTGTTTAATATCGACTATATCAAAACTCAACAGGACGTAAAACAATGAGTAAAAATAATATAGAATCAAATCTAGTTCTAAAATCTGCAATTGAGCAAATACCAGTTCGCATTAGACGTGCAGGAAAACGGCAAATAGACCTTGCAAACGAAGTAGGCACTTCGGAGGGGCATTTATCGCAAATCCTGAATTTTCATATAAATTCACCTCGGATTAAAATGATGAACAATATTGAAAGGGTTTTAAAAAGCTGGGGGGTTTAGCATTATGACTGATTGTCAAGGCTGGATTAGTTTGCACAGAAAGTTCCTAGATTGGGAATGGTACACTGATATTAACACCTGTCATTTATTCACATATTGCTTATTAAAAGCAAACCACATACATAAAAAGTGGCGTGGAATTGATATAGGGAGGGGACAATTCATCACATCCCTTGATAGCCTTTCAAAAGATACTGGTTTAAGTGTGATGAAAATACGCACTGCAATTAACAAGTTAGAATCTACTAATGAGTTAACAAGCAAAGCATCAAACAAAAGCCGTTTAATTACAGTAGTTAACTATGATTTATATCAAGGTATTAACAAGCAAGATAACAAACAAGTAACAAGCGAGCAACAAACAGATAACAAACAGATAACAACTACTAATAATGAAAACAATAATAACAATGAAAACAATGATAATAAAATAAGTGATTTTGATGAATTTTGGAATTTCTACGGAAAAATAGGAAATAAACAACAGGCTATAAAATCATTTAAGAAAACTTTAAAACTAGGGGTGAACTATGAAACCATTATCAACGGTGTTAGAAAATACCAAAACTACTGTAAAGCAATTGGACAAGAGCAACGATTTATCAAACATGCAAGCACATGGCTTAACAACCGAGGCTGGGATGATGATTATACCATCTACGAGCAATCCGCCCCAAAACATGAAAGCAACCACCAGCGAGCAAAAAAAGCCCTCGGACTGGCATAGTAAATTATCAGCGTTACTTTTAATTTGCTATGATACGCTTGATACATTTGGAAAAGAGCCGGAACAATTAGAAAACGCAAGCAAACTATTTGCAATGGTTTTATCAGATTTCACAATGCAGCAGATTGAATCAGCTTTTAAGATTTATTTAAAAACTAATTCAGTTATGCCAAAGCCAGCTGATATAGTTTATATTATTGAACCGCCAAAAGAAAAAAAGAAGTGGTGTAAAGTAACTTTTTTGGAAATAAAACGCAAAAAGCGTGAAAATGTTTTTACGACAAATGAAGAAAACCAGTATTGCGAAGATTTTTTGAAAGTGGCTGTATCTGGTGAACCTGATGAACGGTTAGAACTAGAATCTGCTGTAAAACAAGAAAAACTAGAACATCAACAATATTGGATTAATTAAAGGGATCATGAATTATGGAAAAACACTATGTAAAACATAACCCGTTAAATAAACCTGAAGATCAATTGCCAGTTATCTATGGATATTGTGAAGGCGGTCAACTTAGTAATTTAGTTGGTAAGTTGATTGCTGAAGATGGAAAGTTCCTAGGGCAACATATTTGTTCAAGTGAAGGTTGGATGTATGGGGATCTAGGCATTACAGATCCTGATTCTGGAAGGCATAAGGACTTTAAAGAACATTACCCTGAAGGCTATAGGATGCAATTTGTATCTTATAACCATGTTAAGCATCATGTAGGGCTTCAAGATGCCTTAGTGAAGCATATGGTGCCATAAATCATTACATGAAGAAGGTTATAAACCTTGTGATTTTCCTGAAGTGGTGCCGCCTTGGGATAGGAAGCTTGAAGATAATATTGATAGTATGAACCAAGAGTATAACTGGTAATTTTTAATTTTGACTTAAAATATGTTATAATAAAGATAAAAAAGAAGAGAAAATGAAAAATAAAAAAAGAATGTTTACCGGTGGGCAGATCTTTCAAGGTTTGTTTATTATTGGCTTCCTTGTTGGTTGTGTGTTGGTTTTAACGCATACAGTTTACACAGCAGTAACTTGTGAAGGTGATGTTGTATCACATATGGGGCGTGTTGTTTGCGTAGAAGGTAAAGAAAATGACTGATGAAGAAAAAAAATATTTAGAGTATGTAAAGTATTTGGCTACATCTTATGCAACAAGAGCCGGTCAATATGCAAGTGTTATCCACTTGCTACATGCTTTTAACACTCAAAAAAGAAGCCCTGAAGAAGCAAAGGAATTTGTGAGGGCGATACAACAATTTTCTTTAGGAATGCAAAAAGAACTACTTATTGAAGAACAAGATCTTCAAAATAGCACAGTTGATAACAACAAGAATAAGAGGTTGCACTAATGGATAAAGAAAGCGAGCGATGGAGTAATGAACTGGCAAGAGAATTTGTTAATGAAATGCGTTTAATTGCTGATAGGTGGAAAAAAGGGGAAATAAAAGACTGGGGAAGGTTAAGAACTATAATAACAAATCTTACATATGGAAACTTTCAACAATACCTGTTTGATATGAATAGGATCAGCATTAAAGAAGCTGAAGATGCACAATATAAAAGATATGCAGATAATTTAAAAAAAACAATATCAGATCAAGAAAATGAAATAGCTGCATTAAAGTTTCAAATAAAAAAATTAACAAAGGGGATTCAATAAAATGACAGATAAGAGAATTGGAAACCAATTTTGGAAGCTACGTAGTAAACACGGAAGGGATCTAATATTTAAAGATGCTGATAAGTTAAGGGAAGCTTGCATTGAATACTTTGAATGGGTTGAAGATAATCCTTTGCTTGAGCAGCGTATATTTTCCACTAAGGAAGGTGTTATTACTGGTGATGTTGAAAAGATGCGTGCAATGACAATAGGCGGTTTGTGTATCTTTTTAGACATAACGCATGAAACATGGTGTGAATGGCGTACAAGCGAAAGTGAAAGTAAGAAAGATTTTCCTGAAGTCATTAAGTGGGCTGATGAAGTAATACGCACACAGAAGTTCACAGGGGCGGCTGCTAACATGCTGAATGCAAACATTATAGCTAGGGATCTAGGATTAAAAGAAGCTATTGAGCAAAGCGGAAAGATCAAAACAGAGGCTGTTGAAAAACAGGAAGTAAACCTTGATATATTAAGTGATGAAGAATTTGAATCATATGAAAAAATTGTAAATAAGTTAGCTGATGAAGTTGAATCTAGGGCAGGAACAGAAACGGATTCAGAATGCTAAGGCAAGAAGATGTTTCTGGACTTTTAGAACTCGTATAAATAAAAATCTGAAAGTGGGCTGGTGGCAGCTAGAAGTTGCAGCTGAGTTGCAGCAATTCTTAAATGATATGATTGCTGGTAAGAAGCCTATACTTGTTATGGAGGCACCGCCTCAGCATGGTAAATCAGTTCAGATAATTGACTTCATAGCATGGGTAATAGGCAAGCATCCGCACCTAAAACAAATATTTGCATCATTCTCAAAAAGGCTGGGTGTTCGTGCAAACCTACGCTTAAAAAGAATAATGAGATCTGAGGAATATAAAGAAATTTTCCCTAGATTTAAACTCCCTACTCGGAAAGATAAAGATTATACCGTTAACATGGAATTGATAGAGTTTCTAGGTGAAGAGGGTTCTTTTAGAAATACAACAGTTCTAGGCTCAATTACTGGTGAGAGTTTGGATTTTGGCATTATTGATGATCCCATGAAAGGAAGGGAGGCAGCAGAAAGCGACACGATAAAAGATAAAACATGGGAGTGGTTTGCAGATGATTTTTTTACACGCTTTTCTGAGAATGCTGGGCTGCTGATAATTAATACAAGATGGTCTGTTGATGATCCTACTGGTAGGCTTATTAAAAGCAAGCCTGATAATATTAGGGTTCTAAAATATGCCGCAATAGCAACAGAAGATGAAAAACATAGAAAAAAAGGTGAGGTTTTATTTCCAGAATTAAAATCATTAGAGTTTATTCTTGCAAGAAAAAGGTTGCAAGGTACGAAAAACTTTGAATCATTGTATCAACAAAACCCTGTAGATGCAGGTGGTTCAATATTTAATGAAGATGATTTCGGCTGGTATACCCATTACAGAAAGTATAAGCGTATAGTTATTTCATGGGATACAGCAGGTAAAGCAAATCAATTAAATGATCCATCTGTTGCAACTGTTTGGGGTGAACATGATGCAGGTTATGACTTGCTTCAGGTGGTAAGAGATAAAATGTTATACCCTAGATTGAAAAGGGAGTTTAGGAATCTTGCGGAATATTGGAAAGGCAAGGATGAAGTTTATAAGGGGCATAAATTGCTAAGTAATTTAGTAGAAGATAAATCAAGTGGTCAATCGCTCATACAGGATATGAAAAATAGTACAACATTTAATATTGTAGCAATTGAACCAGAAGGTGATAAGATAATAAGAGCTTCTACATGTAGTCCACTTGTAGAAGATGGTAAAGTATTTTTAAAGAAGGGCGCAACGTGGGTTCAAGATTACATTGATGAGATGGTTTTATTCCCTAATGCGCCCCATGATGATCAGGTTGATTCTACTTCACAATTCTTAAATTGGGTTGGTGGTGGCGTTGGTAAACTAAACAAATTATTTTTTGACGAATAAATATATTTTTAATGGTAGGTAAAATATGGCTATACAGGATTTCTTAAAAAACATTTTCGGTAAAAGTTCGGAATCACCTGAGCATTTTGTTAATGAAGGTACTACTGGTATTGAAATATTTTCAGGCTCCTATGCTGAGGAATATTTATCAAAGTTCGCAACTATGCCTGAAGGAATGGACGTTTTCGACAAAATGAGGCGTTCAGATTATCAGGTGCAAATGCTTTTATCAGCTGTAAAGAATCCTATCATTGCTGCAAATTGGGGTGTGGAAGCTGTAGATGATACAGATGAAGAGCAAGAAATTGCTAAGTTTGTTCAGTTCTGTTTATTTGAAGATATGGGTTATCCAGATGGATCTAAGAGCAAAAGTTTTAGGGAGTTCATCACGGAGGCTTTAACATCTATTGAGTTTGGTTTTTCATTGTTTGAGCCTGTATATAAAGTTGTTATGGATCATCCAAAATGGGGCAATTATGTAGGTGTACGAGATATAGGTTATCGGTCACAAAAGACAATTTACGAATGGAATTTAAACAAGAACGGTTCTATCAAGAATGTACGACAATTGGCGCAAGGTGATCTAGGTGTTGATGTTAAAATTGACGGTGCAAACCTTATGCCTATTACCTTCAAGAAAGAAGGGGATAACTACGAAGGTACAAGCATGTTGCGCCCTGTATATGGCAACTACATGAGAAAAGATTTCTACCTGAAAATATTGGCAATGGGTATAGAGCGCACTGCAACAGGTGTTTTAGTGGCAAAGGTTCCACCTGCTGCACAAGATGATGCTGAGCAAATGGATTTCATTAAGAAGATGTTAAAGCGTTTCACCTCACACCAATCAACTTATATGGTAATGCCTGATGGGTTTGAGGTTGATGTTACTAAGATTGATTTTGATGCTGATGCTGTTGAGAATGCAATTGATTCAGAAGATCGTAGAATGTCTAAATCTTTCCTTGCTGGGTTCCTAGAACTTGGAATGAAAGGGCAATCTGGTGTCAATTTAGGAAAGGATCAATCAACATTATTCTTGAATGGCATAGAAAACTACTCTGAAACTATTGGTGATGCTGTAGAAAAATACATAGTTAAGAAATTGGTTGATGCTAAGTATGGCAAGCGTGTTGCATACCCACAAATTAAAGCAACTGATGTTAATAACAAGAACGGCAAAGAGCGTGCTGAGGTTATCGTTATGCTTAAAAATGCTGGCATTATTCGTGATACTGATCAATTAGAAGATGCTATGAGCCGTGACTATGATTTACCAGTAATACCGCAAGATCAAAAAGAAAGGCTTGATGCAGAAGGAAAAGGAAGGGCGGCACAAAGCAAGAAAGAAAGTGTTGCACCTAATGAGCCAAAAGATAAGGATGCAGAAAAAAAAAGACTAGCTGAGGGCGTTAAATTTTCGGAAAGTAACAATGCTTCAGTATTCATAAACAATAGAGCTGATAACGTTCACACCCTTATGCAAACACAACTTGAGGAACGCACACAGCTCTATTTAAACAAAATAGCTAAACAGTTCAAAGCAGAAACAAATGTTGCCAAGAGGCGCAAAATCCTAACTGAAACTGATATACCTGCACGGCGTGATTACAAGCAGAAATTACGCTTGGAAATGGCTAGGCTTTCAGAAGAGGCAACAAGGAATGTTACAAAAGAGCTGAAAATGGACAACATCAAATTTGATGAGTTCAATGATTTGCTAAAAACTTTACCATTTGCATTAAGGGATAAGCTACGTGCTAACATAGATCAGATAGTTCTAGATCAAGATGCTGAGTTGAAAAAGAGGATGTTCTTTATTGCCTCGCAAAAGCTTGATACTACAGATAGCGTTAATGCTTTGATTGCTGATATGAACGATGCGGCAAAATCTTATACTGCAACAGGTGTGCTTTCAACGGTGGCAACAAATGCAACATCTGGTGCTGTAAACAGCGCAAGGAATGCAGTATTTCAAACGCCTGAAGTATTTGAAGAGATAGAAAGTTTTGTTATTGTTAATCCAGATCCTGATGCACCAATTTGCAAAGAACTTGCTGGCAGGGTGTTTTCAAAAGAGGAATATGATAGAGCGGATTTGCCGCCATACCACCACAAATGCGAATCAACAGTAAGGGCGCAACTGAAGGGACAAAAAAACAACCTTCCAGTGAATCCAATAGGCTTAACTCCTACTGGTACACCAGATCAAGTTGCTAAGATACTGAAAAGCAAGACCTTCTAGGCTTATGTGTTACAATCTACATACTAATTATGTGAAATAGAATATTCTACAATTAATAGTTGTAAATATTTTTATTTTACAATTAATATATGTTAATATACTATATATAGCGTGTAAGTAAATTGGAGGCACTATGTCTAAGAAATACCATTTCGCACTTCAAGACATGCCCGAAAAAGATATTGAGTGGGTTCAGCTCATCCGAAAGGGTGAGTTTAATCATGCCTATTATGGCAAATTTGATATTACTGAGGAAGTTCTTAGAGAATTTAAGTTGAACTTTGATCGCAATGCTCGGAGAGTGGATATAGCAATTGACTATTTCCACGATTCACATGCTGAGGCGGCTGGCTGGGTTAAAGAAGTTGAATTAAAAGAAAATGATTCTGAGCTTTGGGTTCGTGTTGAATGGACTGATAAGGCTAAGGAAAAAATACTAGGAAAAGAAATAAGATATATTTCTGCTGAATTTGATCTTGATTATGTCGATTCAGAAACTAAGAAAGAATACGGTGCTACTTTATATGGTGCTGGTATAACAAATAGACCGCATGTTAAAGATATGCAGCCTATATTTTCTGAGGCTATTATTAACAACCCCATTAACAACAAAAATAAGGAAACTAACATGGTTGATTTTAAAGAAATACTTGAGTCCGTAGGTGAATTATCTGAGGATGAAAAATTGCAACTTGGCGAAAAGCTAGGTTTCACTACAAAAACTGCTGAAGCTGGTGCTGAGGCTAAAAAGCTTTCTGAGGCTAAAAAATTAGCTGATGAAGCTGTTAAAGCTAAGGATGCTGATATTAAAAAGCTTAGCGATACGGTAACAAAGTTGAGTGGAACGGTAAAAGATCTTACTGCTGAAAACGCTAAGAAAGACAAAGAAGCTCAATTTAACACAATGCTTTCAAATGGCAACGTAGTAGAAGCCCAACGTGCGGCTTTTATGGATAGCGATATTGCAGAATTTGCTAAAAATGCAGTTGCAGGTATTAACCTAAAAGAAGCAGGAAGTGGCGCAAGCTCAGAGGATGATGAGGCAAATATTGCTTCTGCTAAATTCACTGAAGAAGCTGATAAGCTAGTTAAAGAAGAGGGTATAACCTTCACTGAAGCAGCTAAAAGAGTTACATCAGCTAACCCTTCATTACTAAAAGCCAGCTAAAAATAGTTGGAATTTTTATAAACATAAAATAAGGAATTAAGGATATGCCTAGTATAGCAACCCCTTCTAAAATTATAAACCTTGCGGCAGGTTCTGATCTGTCGTCTTCTCAATATAAAGCTGTCGTTCTATCTTCTGATGGTGCGGTAGATGTGGCAGGTGCCAATGCAGCTACCATTGGATTTGTTCAAAATCTACCTACAGCTGGTAAATCTGTTGAAATCGCTTCTATGGGTGGTGGCGCAACTGCTATTGCTGGTGGCACTATTACAGCTGGTGATTTTCTAAAAACAGATTCTGCTGGTGATGTAGTAACGGCTTTTGTCGGTGATACTTATTGTGCGCTTGCTTTAGAAAGTGCAGTTGATAATGATCAATTTAATGTGTTGGTTCTCCAAGGAACAACCTCAGCCAGTGCAGTTCAAGAGCTAACAGCTTCTGGTGCTGTTTCTTCTGGTAAGCAGTCGGTAGAACTAAATCATGCAACTGTTGTTGTTGCGGCAACAATTGCTGATTTTGCTAACCACCCTGGGCTGTTTATTGTTAAAGATACAAGCGCATCTGGAACTGCTGCACACACGCTAACATTAACATCTGGAACTTTTGACGGTACAAACAATGTTGCTACATTGAATGCGCCTGATGAGGCTTTAGCGGTTTATGTGGATTCTGCTGGTAATGGCACGATTCTAGAAAACGTTGGCTCTGTAGCATTAAGCTAGAATTTTTTTAAAATAATAAAATGAGGATTTAAAAATGGGATCACAACAAACGGCAATAGTCAATAAGCTCCTAACTGATGTTTCAAACAAAATAGAGCCGCAAGGTTATGTTTCGGAACAAATTTTTCCAATGGTTAAAGTTGTTCAATCAACAGGCAAACTTGGTTCTTATGGAACTGGTCATATGCGTATTCTTACTACTCTAACAGGTGGTAAAAATAAATATCCAACTGTTGATACAAGGCAACAATCAACCCAAACCTACAGCATTGATAAGCACGGCTTGTCAGATATGGTAACTGAAGAAGAATATGCAAATGTTGAAAAGCCATTTGATGCAGAAGCAGATACTACTGATGAGCTAACAACTTTACTATGGTTGGCTAAAGAAAAAGGTATTGCTGATTCTTTGACAGATACAGCGGTTCTTACTAACAATGTTACTCTTTCTGGAACTGATCAATATACTGATTACACTAACTCAGATCCATTAGGTGATTTTAAAACTGCACGTGCTTCAGTTTATAACAAGGTAGGTATGGCACCTGATACTGTTATTTTACCGTGGGCTGTATATGATACTTTGCGTTACCACCCAAAAATTTTGGAAGTTGGCTATAAGTATAATCGTAGCGGTAAATTAACGCTTGATGATCTAGCTGCTGTTTTCGATGTTAAAAGGGTTCTTATTGCAGAAGCCATTTATGAAAGCGCAAATCAAGGTCAAACTTCAGCAATCTTGCCAGTATGGGGCAAGCATATTGTATTTGCTGTTTCACCTACTACTGCTGCAAAACGTCAAGTTTCACTTGGTTATAGATTCCAGCAATTTTCTGATACTAGAAGGGTTTACAAAAACGCTGTAACAAACCCAGCTAATGCAAAGGAAATTTTGGTTGATGATCATTATGACTATTTGATTGCTAATGCGGATGCAGGGTATCTTATTAAAGATTCTATTGCATAATTACTAGGGGTAGGCAAAGTTAAATTGCCTACCCCTTTATCTCACAATTAAAAACTAGGTAATTGATATGACTAAAAAAACTGCACAAGAAAAAGCTGAAGAAAAAAGACTAAAGCAAGAGGCAGAAGAAAAAGCCGCACTGGAAAAAGAAGAAGCTGAAGAGCTTGCCAGAATGGAAGCTGAAGAGCTTGCTGAACTAGAGAAAGAAGCAGCAGCTGCTGCTCTAGAAAATGCGCCTAAAGAAACACCAGATGCAACTGAAGGGGCGGAAGGTGAAGATGAGCCTGAGGGAGCAGAAGAGGCAGAAGAATCTGATGCTGAGCCTGAAGAAACACCTAATCCTGTAGAAGAGCGTGATGAAAAGAAAGAGGCTGTGGAAAAAGCGAAAGCTGAATATGAAGCCGCTCAAAAAGCTTTTTCAATGAGAGTTAAATGCTGGGTTCTTAAAGGCAACTTAAAAAGAAACGGTTTGTTTTATCCTAAGCATTCAGTTTGCCCTGAAACTAAGATTGCTGAATTTAAAAAACTTGGTTATATCAAGGAAGTTTAGAATATGACTTATGCACTGGAAGCAGATATTGTTGAAGAACTAAAAGGCGTTACCTTTTCGGCAACCAGTCAAGTTACAACTGATGCTGTAGCGGATTTTCTAAATCAAGCGGATGCTGTTATTGATATGTATGTTGGCAAACGATATGCAACACCTTTAACAGCAGCAGCTGCTTTGTTGGTTGTGAAGAAAATAGCAATTGATATTGTTGTTTATCGCATCACTAAGATATTGAATCTGAAAAAATCGGTTCCAGTTCCTGATAGTAACATTCCACAAGATATTACTGAGGGTTCTGCATACCGTGAAAGCATGAAAATGCTAACAGCAATACGTGATAATAAACTTGATCTGCCTGATGAAACTGAAATTGATACTTCTGGGGGGCTTGGATCTTTTCACACAGAAACAGGCAATGAAGATTTAACACCTTGCTTTCAAAAGGGGGTGGATCAGTGGTAGGATTTACTTCATATAAGATTGAAAATGATATTCAATTTAAAAAGAACCTTGATGAAGCAATTAAGGAAGTTGGTGATTTGCGTTTTGTAATGGGGGAAATATCAAGGGATATTTTCAAAACTACAAAGCAAAACTTCATACTTAAAGGATCTGGTAAATATCCTGAATTAAGTGAAGCGTATGCCACACGCAAAAGAGCAACAAAAGGCAACCTTCCAATTTTAGTTTCTACTGGTGATTTAAGGGATTCAGTTACAGGAAGGGGCAATAGTGACACAATTAGATTTATAGGCAAGCAATCACTTCTTCAGGGTACAAGGGTTCCATATAGTAAGTATATTCAAGAAGGAACTAAGAAGATGCCAGCAAGGAAATATTTATTTATAGATGATGCACAATCTTTAAGATTCCAGCGTATGATTTCAGATTATGTTGCATCAAAATTAGAGGTTTTGGGAAATGTCAGGTAAGTATGATATTGAAAGTTTTTTAGCTGATGTTTTGTCAATTGTTCAGGCTAATTTGCCAGCAAAAATAACTGCAATAAACAGTGAAAAGGCTGATTCTATTACCCTTGAAAGCGTTCCTAATACGAGTTATTTTAATAGTTCAGGTGAGCAAATTTTAAATGCAGATCCTTTTATTTATTATGGCATTACAGATCTTGCCACTAATTCAAATGGAGGTGCAACAGCTTTAGAAGTTACCTTAAACTTTGAAGTTGTGTTTAATAATACAAATAGTGGAAATACCTTGGAAAAGGTGTTACGATATTCAAGGTGCTTAAGAGAGGTTATACAAGAGAAGTTTAAAAGTGGAAAACATTCAGGGCTTAAAGTATCAGAATTAGTACCAGCAAACGCACCCCTTAATGAAGGTGCTGATTTTAAAGTTGGCGGTATAAAAATTGTTTCAACAATAATAGGATAGGTGATATGACAGATAAGAAGGATGAAGTAAAAAAAGATAATATTGTTGCTAAGAAAGATTTTTTAATAGTTCAAAATAGTGAACGCTACGACATTAAAGAAGGTGATGATATTATTGAACTGAAGGTACCTAAGAAATTTTATGCCAATTTAAAAACAGAAAACATAATTTAAGGAGTAAAGAACATGCCACTTTCACAACCAAAAACAATATTTGGTATTCATTCTGTAACGCCATATAACATAACTACTAGGGAATTTTTAGGAACCACACAAGTTGTAGGATCTTGTGAACTTTCTTCTGAAGGTGAACTTATTCCTTTAAATGGTGGTTCTTCTAAATATCCTTGGAAAGTAGAAAGAGGATTAATAACAGCTGAAATAAGTTTGACGCTTAAGGAGTATCCAAATTGGATATTTGAAGCCTTGGTTGGTAAAGCTATTACAGAAAATTCTGCTGAATCTGGTGGTAGTGTAGTTGCTATTGCGAATGCAAATGGAACATCTGTAGTTGCCTCAACTGGTATTGCTTCAGTAGGTGTAAAGTCTGGTGATGAAACTGATGTTAAATTTGCCGGTTTTGTAGTAAAAGCTGTAAGTGCTACAACTGTTGATGTTTACGCTTCAACAAACCTTGATTTTGCTAATGGTACGGATAAGACATTTGAAGATGATCTTCTTAAAATCACAGCTTCACCTTTGACAATTACAACATCTACTGCTGTTGAAATTCCTGATTTTGGGGTTGAATTAACTGGTGGGGCTGGAACTATTGCAATGACTTCAGGTGATACTGCTGTATTTAGCTCAAGACCGATCAACACTGAAAGTCAAGAAGTAGTTGTTGGAAGTTCAACAGAAGTATTTAATGATTTCGGTTTAATTATTACTGGACAGCGTGCCGGTGATAAATTTATGACTGCATTGGATTGTTATAAAGTTGCAGCTGCTGGTTTACCTATTAACTTCACTGAAAATGCTTTTTCTGAATATAGTGTTACCGCCCAACTGTATAGAGATACTACAAGGGATGGTATTTATAAAATGGAAAGGGTTCAGGCTACAAACTAATGAAAAATTGCGTGGTTAAGGATAAAAAGTTATCTATAATTGTTAATGGTGCGGTGGTTAATTTAACTATCGTACCTATGACATTTGGCAAGATGGTTGATATAAAAACCGCATTGCCTGAAGGTAAAGATCTTGCTTCTGTGATGAATGAACCAACACCATTAGATTTAGCTATTGTTACATATTGCTTGCTTGATGAAAAAAGTAGGCAAACAATAAAAAATATACCTTTAGAAGTTAATGGTGAAGAAGAAGAAACCACAGAAGCCCATAAGTTATATTGCTTGATGTGTAAAAGTAATATTTCTGATGGAATGAATAATTACAATAAGATCCTTACCGGCATTGTTGCACAAGTTCAAGATAGTTTAAGTGAACCAGAAACGAAAAAAAAAATTCTGGTGAATCCGTTATTATGGATATTGAAGAAGTCTATGATAAGATAGGTTCAAATTATCCTTATACCTACGATTTGTTTTTAAAAACAGTTACTCCTAAATTAGCAAATAGATTGCTTGAAATTATTTCTATTCGTGAAACTAATGATTACTGGTATGCTGCCAGTTTACACGGTGTTAATGTAAAAGATAAGATAATTAAGCCAAGAACAGAAACTAAGGCTGCTACTGCTTCAAAAGAGCAGCAAGAAATAACAAAAAAATACCTTGCAAACTTGGCTAATCGGGGCAAAAAATGACAGATAACAGATCAGTTATAATCAAGATTGAAGGAAATTCAAAAGCCTTAAGGGATGAATTTGAAAGGGTAAAGGGGCAAACAAAGAATCTTGAAAAAGACCTAAAAAACATTGCCAAAGGTTCAACAATTGCCTTTGCTGGACTAGCAACCACTATAGGATTAACTGTTAAATCATTTGCTGTTTATGAAGATGGTTTGCTTGGAGTTGGTAAAACAGCAGATCTAACCGGCAAAGAGCTAACAAACTTTGGTAAGGATATTCAAAAGCTTTCTACAAGGCTACCATTTGCAACAAAAGAACTACTTGCAATATCACAAACCGCTGGACAGTTAGGAGTAAAAGGCAAGGCAAACCTTATTAAGTTTACTGAAACGATTGCTAAACTTGGTACTGCTTCAGATCTATCTGGTGAAGAAGCCGCAACCGCCCTAACAAGAATCTTAAATGTAACAAATGAAGGCATTGATACAATAGATAACTTTGCTTCAGTAGTTGTTGCCCTTGGTAATAACTTTGCTGCAACAGAAAGCGAGATTGCACGCATGACAACAGAAGTTGCTAAGACAACTACTGTTTTTGATGTTTCTGCTGCTGAAGCGGCTGCTTTAGGTACTGCTTTAAAGTCAGTAGGCATTCAAGCTGAAGGTGGTGGATCTGCTGTAGGTCGTGCATTTCGTGCAATAGATGCTTCCATAAGGGGAGGCGGTGAAGCCTTTGAAGATCTGCAAAGAATAACCGGCTTAACAGGTGATCAATTAGAAAAAACATTTAAAGAAGATGCTGTTGGTGTATTCCAGAAATTTACAGAAGGCTTAGGAACCGTTATTAAATCAGGTGGTGATGGTGCAGCAGCCCTTGAAAGGTTTGGTTTAAAAGGTGATGAAATATTAAAAGTCCTTCCTGTTTTGGCTGGTAATAGTGAATTGCTGGGCAGGGCATTAGCTACAGCGGCAAAGGAAACCGAAAATGCAACCGCACTACAAAAAGAATTTGAAGTTCAATCTAAATCATTAAATAGCGAAGCTAAGAAGCTAAAGAACACAATAGGCACTATTTCAGAGCAAATAGGGGGCTTCTTTTCACCAACGGTTAAGAATGCGGTTATAACTATTAGGGAATTTCTGCAAGGCTTCTTAGATCTTGATGAAGGAACGAAAAAGACAGCTGCAACAGTGCTAGGTATTGTTACGGTTATGACTGGCTTAATTGCCGCCATTTCAACAGCTGGTATAGCAGTTATTGCTATTACAGCTGGGTTAACTGCATTAGGCATTGCAGCGGCACCTGTAGTAGTAGGTTTTGTTGCAATCACAGCAGCTACAGCAGCCATTATAACCAACATGGAAGCCTTGAATGCTACTGCAACAGGTATTCAGGCTGGGTTTACAGTTTTAGTAGGTCAAATAATAGTAGGCTTTAATAATGCAAAGATAGCCACTAACAACCTATTGATTTCAATGAAGGAATTAGGCGTTGCCACTTTGGAGGCGGTGCCTAGTGATCTATTCAATGCACGCATTCAATCTATGAAAGATAACATTCAAACCCTGAAGGATGCCAATCAGGAATTGATTGAAAATAATAACGATGTAGGCAGAAGTTTTGCAGAAATTTATGATGAAATTGATGCTGAAAAAATGCGTGAAAAGATTGAAGAAGAATCTATTGCTGCATTAGAGGCAAGAACAGCAGCAGCAGCTGCTGAAATGGAAAGAAAAAATCTTGAAAATGAAGCAAAGCTATTACAGGAACAGGAGTATAAAAACAGGCTTCAAGAACAAAATATTGCAGCACAGGAAGCAGTTGATGCCTTGAAAGCTCTTGAACTTGCATTGCTGGAAGCCCAGCAGAAAAAGTTTAATAAGACTGAAATAGTAAATCTTAAAAAGCAGATTGCAGACAAAAAGAAAATCCTAACAAAAGGCTTTACTGAAGAACAAAAACAAACCTTCAAACACCTTGAAGATGTTGCTAAAGCTGAAAGAGAAGATGAAGCTGAAAGGTTAAAATTCAAGAAACAGTTTGCACAAGACACCTTAAGTTCTGCAATCTCTTTAGGTAAAGGGCTTGTAAAAGAGGGATCAGCAGCACAGAAGGCTTTATTCTTAATTGAAAAGGCTGGGGCTTTGGCAAGTGCAACGGTTAATACGGCGAAAGCCGTTCAGCTTGCAGCAGCTAATCCACCTGGGCCGCCTTTTAATGCTCCGATAGTAGCAGCAACGGCAGCAGCCGGTGCTGTTCAAATTGCAGCTATTACTGCAAGTGCTATAGGCTTAGAACAGGGCGGCATGGTAGGTAGTGCCGGTGCATCACGTTCAGGCGATAGACACCCTGCAATGCTTGCAGATGGGGAACTTGTAGTTCCACGCAAAAATTTTGAAGAAGTAGTTGCAGCAACTGCAAGGCAAAGGGGATTGACTACAGAAGGCGGTGATTTTGATGAATCTAATGCAAACCCAACAAGAATAGAAATAAGTTTTACAGATGATGCTGCTGAAATTATAACGGCAAGGCAGCTTGAAAACTCAACACTTGGAACAGATAGGGGCTAGTAATGACAATATCAGGCGGCATAAAAGTTTTTGAAAAAAGTTCAAGTTTGTTTAAAGATAGTGGCAATGCAACTGCATCTTCAGCTGATGGTTCTGTTGATAACATCCTTTCTATGAATAGAAATTTAAGATGGGATAGTGTCGGTTCTGATGATACCACAGCTGAAACTATTACTATTACCTTTGATAGCACTACAATCAGCAGAATTTTTATTGTAGATCATAACTTAAAAGATTTTTCTATTACCTATGGTGCAAGCCCTACAGCTTTCACTAATGTAGTTGGTGTTGATGGCAGTAAATCAGGCATTGTTGAAACTGCATTTTCAGAAAACACATCATATTATGAATTTGATCAGGTAACTACAACACAGATCAATATTACATCTACTAAAACACAGATTGTTGATGCCCAAAAATATATAACAATATTTGTTACAACTGATGAAATAGGAACTTTTGAGGGCTTTCCTAATGTCATTCCTTTTTCTGATGCTAATGAAAAGCGTTCCCAGGTTGTAACAGGTAAATATATTACACAAAAAAACTTTGAAACATTTAATGCACAGCTAAGGGTGGAATACACTAATCAGGCTGATATTGATATAATAGATTCAATGTATGAAAGCCAAGAGCCGTTTTTAATTTGGCTTTGTGGTGGTAAGTATGGGGCAGCTAATTTTTCTGTTGACTTTAAGAATTGGAGGCTGAAAGATTTATATCAGGTTCAAACTTATGACAAAACAAGAACTATTTGGCGTGGTAATGTATATATAGGTTCTCCTGTTACAAGCATAAAACTTGCAGAGGAAGTTTAAGATGAATGTTGCTTTTTACACAATTCTAGTAACACCACTAAAAACAAATGAAACCTATGGTGATCAGGTGGATATTACTGATTATGTAATTGCTAGAAAGTTCAATAAAATTAAGCAATCAGTTGATTCTGGTAGTTATGATATAGGGATTTATACATATGCAGATTTAAGCCTTACTGTTGCTAATTATGATGGTAGGTTTAATGATGAAACTGAATCAAGTAGCATGTTCTATTTCACAAGGGATAGGGCAAAGATCCAAGTGAAGTACACAAATGAAGCTGGTACTGAAAGTGTTATTTATAATGGCTTAATTAACGATGAAGCAACCCTTCAAGACTTTGAAAAAGACACCGTGAAATTCCGTATATTATCGCAAGATTCAATATTTAGGAAAGTTAAAGTTATAGGTGGTTTAATTAATGATGGTGTAACATTTTCAGCGGCTATTAAATCTGTATTAAATAGACCGGCTATCACGGCTATTCTAGGATACGATGCTGGAAAAGTCAGCGTTGGCTATGATGGCATAATTGATGATTCAACACCCTTTTCACAAAAGGATTCAAGAACGGTTTTGGAGCTTTTATTAAATGCTTCTGGTAGTGTTTTTTATATTGATGATGCTGGTGATATGGTTGTTTCAGATCGTACTGTTGGTTCATCAGGTGCCGCTGTATATGCAAGCCTTACAGATGAAGCTGGTGCAGTGCTTACAGATGAAGCTGGTGCAACATTACAATCCTTGGAATCAGTAGGGGGTTCTAACTTAGAATTATATGGTGCTGGTGATCCATACCAAAGGGACAATATAGCCAAAATAAATAATTATAACAATGGGTTACAAAGAACCTTTAATACTATAACTGTTAATGAACAAACTTCAACAGATGAAACCTTTGTTGATAGATATGGAATAGGCTTAAAATCATACACATTTGATTTTATTACCAGCACAGCTACAGCTACAGCTATTGCTGATTATTACCTTGAACAGTTCAAGGTTCCAAAGGCAGAATTAAAAGTATATGTTAAAACTGACATATCCACAGGTGTTAATATTTTAGATCCTGTTACAATAGACTACAGAAAGCGGCATAAACCTTTTAATGGAAGTAAAATACCGCTTGCCGGTTCCAGCGTTGCCGGTAGTGAAAAAAGCCCTTATGTTATAGGTGGCATAAAGATCGCTCCTAATAGGATCTGGAAAGTAATAGGCATTGAATACGATACAAAAACATTTTTAACCGCATTAAGATTAAGAGAATCATAAAGAGGGCAACATGGGTACAACAGATATTTCAAGTGCTAAAAATTCAGGTGATACACAAGATGAAAGTTGGTATAATGACTTTAGAAGCGTTTTATTAGGTGCAGTTGTCGGGCGTGATCCTTCCTCTGGTGCGGTGGCTTCAGGGCAAGATATAGGATCTGCTGTTACACCTTGGGGGGCATTATATGCAACGAGCCTTGTTATAGGTGGTGCAACAGTTGATTTAGGCAATCTTACAGGTGAAGCAAATGCTATTTTGTCGGGAAAGACAATAAGCACCAGTATTAGACCTGATTTTTTAAGGGCTTCAGGTGCAGCGGCAACTGTAACGGTTGAGGGGGCAACAACAAGCCTTGTATTAAATATTGATGGAACAAGCACCACAATATCAACAGATCTTGCTGAAACAGGGCTTACTGTAGCACCATCAACAAATAATACATGTTTAGTAAATGATACCAGCTTAACAGGGCAAGAATCTAGCAAGTGGCAGGGTGAAGATGGTACCACACTTTTAATAGATACAGCTGGTTCTGAAATTACAAGCCGTGTAGGGCAATATGCTGTTTTCAAAACCTCAACTGAATATATGCTTGCCTATATTGAATCAGCTACTGAATTAACTAATATTTATAGGGGTTATTTTCTTGATAGTTCTGGTTCACCGTTGGAGCGTGTAGCGTTATCAAATAACGATACTTTAACAATAATGTCTGCTGGCTGGGTTTTTGTTGAAGATGATGCACTTACTGTAGATGTAACATATACTTCACCTGTATATGATATTGCTGAACCTTCTTCACCAGCAACTGGTGATTATTGGTTTGATTTAGTTGCTGGAAAATGGAAGCGTTACGGTGGTGCAAGCTTTGCTGAAGTAAATAGAATACCCGTAGGAATAGCTGTCATTAATGCAACTAACTGTGTTGCTTCAAGATCCTTTGATCTTACAAAAGCATACGTTGCTTCAAATCCTGTTAATGCAAAGTATATAAGCACAACTGTTCTTTCTGCTAATGAATTTGATTTTGATATTAATGTTTATGGAACAATCGTAAACACAAGGCATACTGAATTTGAATGGGATATTGCAACAGATCTTGAAAGCGGTGTTACAGAAGGTGCATCAACAACCTATTTTGCATATATAACTGAAGAAGGTGAAGCTGTTTTAAGTGATAAAAAGCCTTATGATTTAAGGGGCATTCTGAAAGGCTGGTACCATCCATATAATAGTTGGCGTGCGGTAGGTTATATTGAAAATGATGGTTCAAGTGATTTTGAATCTACAACCCTGTTTAATTATTATGATGAAAATGTTCTTAATATGAATGAACAGGGCATTAGCAACTTAAGGGCAATGGATGCTTTAGTTCCTTCAGCTGATAAGATATTTTATTATACAAGTGGAATAGCAACCGCATTAACAAGCCTTACTTCTTTTGGCAGAAGTTTAATTGATGATGCCAGTGCCTCAGCTGCAAGATCTACTTTAGGGCTTGGGGATATAGCAACGCTTAATCAATCTGATTTTAGATCAACAGGCACCAGCGGTTCATTTTCTGGAAGTGGTACCGCAACCTTAACTGCAACAATTCCTACTGGATACACAAAAGTTATCTGTATGTTACAAGATGTGCGTGCAGCCTCGGGAACTGGAAGCTCTGCAATGACTTTTGCAGTTTCAGATGATAGTGGTTCTACTTGGAGTGCTGAATTTTCACTTGGTTCAGAAGGTGGGGGTGCTGGTGCTTTTAGATGTACAGGGCAAATAGAGATAGGACTTAAAGCAAGTTCTGATCATCAATACTTGCATTATTTTACTTATGATACTGGTGCAACAGGTTCTGGTGATAACAATTGGACTGGTGTAGCACCAACGGTTAAAGCTCATGGGTTCGGCACTACTGGTAGCATAAATAGAGTCAGATTCACAGTTACAGGTTTGACTGGTAGCATGAGTGCCGGAACTATAAAATATCTTGCAATAAAATAAATTTTACTATTTAGCGTATTGTTGTTAATATAAATTATAACTTAAAAAAGGGTTTGAAATGTCAAGAGAAAAAAGCACATCACCAGCTGGAAATATTAAAGCATTAACTGCACATGATTCCACTAATTTTAGTCCTGTACCAAGGGGAATAATAGTAGGGGCTGGAAGTGTCGTTATGGTTAATGAAGATGATACAACAACAACCTTAGCAGATGGCGTTCTTGCTACTGGTGTTGTATTGCCATTAAGCCCTAAAAGAATAAATTCAACTGGTACCACTGCAACAGTTTTATATGGTGTTTATTAATGATAATAGGAATTTCAAATTCATTAGGATCTATAATACCGCCTATAACAAAGCCTATAGGTAGTATTGTTCCTAGTTGCGTTTTTGATTTAGATGCTACAAGGATTGCATCATATGCTGGTGGCAATCTTCTTAATATGGAAGGAAGCCCAGCAGATAGTGATACACAAGATGAATATGATTTTGAAGCAGTTGGTGCCTCTTTGCCAGTGTTTACAGGAACGCAAGGCAGTCACGATGCTTATTTTCTGTTTGATGGTGTAGGACACTTCAAGGGTGTGAATGCAATTAGTGACTTTTTAAAATCCATTCATAAAACTACAGGCGGTAGTGATTTTACATTTGTTTTCACGGTTTATTACATAAGTGCAACACAGGCTTTTATAACAACTAAAAATGCTAACGGCATTAACCAAGGTGTTGATATATATTCACTTTCTTCTACTGACAAAGTTTACATGAATCAAGGTGATGGTTCTGCAAATGTAGGTTCACTTTCTACAGCTACATTAAATGCTAGTGCTTGGAATTTTGTAGCAGTTTCGCATAAGCACAGCACCAACACCACCACATTCTGGTTAAATTCATCAGCAGGTGTTGATTTTTCGCACACATTCGGAACCACAACCACAGATGCAAGCGGTGCTAAGGCTTCAATAGGTGCTTATAATACTGGTGCTTTCCCTTTGGCTAATGGGTCGAGGGCTAAAAGCTTTGCTGGATTTAATGCGGCTTTAACTGATGCACAAATTGCAATAGTTGCTAATCAATTAAATGTGCGGCATAAAGCAAATTATATATAGGTATTAATTATGACTAATACAGCAGCTGATAAATACGCAGCAAAACCCATAACAGCCATAAAAGCCAATGATAAAGGCTTTGTTGATGATTCAGGTGATTCTGATATTACAAAGGGTTATTTGTGGTCGCAAGTTTCAACTTTTATAGGAACCTATAATTTAAGTTATATTGCCAGTGCAGCTACAGCAAGAACAAATCTGGGGCTGGCAATAGGAACAGACGTATTAGCACAACAAACAGTCGGCATTGCAGATGATAACCTTCTTGAAGTGGATGGTTCGCCTAATACAGCAGAATATGCAAGATTCACTGCAAACGGGTTAGAAGGTCGCACAGAAGCAGAATTTAAAGCTGATTTTAACCTTGAAATAGGAACGGACGTACAAGCACAGGATGCAGAATTATCTGCAATAGCTGGGTTAACTTCAGCAGCTGATCAGGTGCCTTATTTTACAGGATCGGGAACAGCTGGATTGTTTACAGTTGGATCTGATGCAAGGGCAATGCTTGCTGATCAAAGCATGATTATCAAAAGAAATAGTGTTACTTTAAGTCCTGCAAATATTCTTGCGTTGCACACAACTGAAATAGAGGTTGTACCAGCTCAAGGATCTGGAAAAGCAATTTTGTTAAATAGAGTTATACTCGGTTTAGATTATAACAGTACCGCTTATGCTGGGATTGCCGCTGCTGATAATTTTCAAATAAGAATTACAGATATTACAGGCGAAATAATAGCACTTCCTGAAACAATAGAGCTTTTAGATCAAACAGCTGATACAATCATTGGCTATAGAAGCGGATCTTATGTATTTTCGCAAAAAATGACTTTAGTGGATAATGCACCACTGGTTATATCTTTAGCTGGTGCAGTAACATCAGGTAATAGCCCTGTAAAGGTAACTTGTTTTTATGAAGTTATAGATTTAGCAACCTTCTTATCTTAGGAAAAAATTATGCCTTATAGCACTGAAAATTCACAAGGTCGCACTTTTGATATAAACCAGCCCACTGGATCACCTACGAAAGCCTTTATCTTTTGTCATGGTTATGGTGGCAATAGTTCAGCCGTTGCAGGGCAGTTAGGCAATCCAGATCCTAATGACCTATATATGGTTTTCCCTAATGGAACCATGATTTCAAATGATCCTACTAAAAGGCTTTGGAACGGTTCAGGCGGTGTATTGAGCCTTATTGAAGCTGGGTTTTTTGGTAATATCATTCAGCATCTTCAGGCTTTAGGGGTTTCTGAAATTGGCATTGGTGGACATAGTAACGGTGCAATTATTTCTGCTTATTTGGCGGCTAAATATCCACAATATTTTAAAGCTGCTGTTTTAGTTTCAAACTACTTACATAATAATATTGTACCTGTTCAGGGTAATATTACTATAAGACATTATCACGGTGTAAATGATGAAATTGTTGTTGTGGATGGTTCTGAATATAATGCAATAGATAACTTGAAAAGGTTTATTGATGCAGGGCATGAAAATTCTAAATCACAGCTATTAAATGCGGGGCATTCACTTGCAGATATAAATGAAGATGATTTTGTTATAAACGAAATAAGAAAAGTTATGGGGTTATAATGGCTGATAATGAAACAAAAAAACATTGGTTAGAAGAAAAAATTATATCAGTTTTCTTTGGTGTAATAATTACCGGCATAGTTGGTTTTGCTGGGTTTTCTGTTGTAAGTTCAATAGATAATAACACAAATGAACTTAAGTTATTAAGAGGTGATCTTAATGAAATTAATATTGTTTATAACAATAAATTCCATGCTGTGAATACTCAAATATTTAAGATAGATAGCAAGATTACTTCAGGTCGTGAAAGGGGATCTGAAATTGTAAGGGAGTTTAGAGAAGAATTTAAAAAAGTTTGGCAAGCTATAGAGGAGTTGAAGAAGTGAGGAATTTAATTTATTTTATTGCAATTGTGGTTCTAACTTTTTGCAATTTTGCATATGCTGGCAGTAGTGCCAATAGTGTCAATTCAAACCTGAATAACAATAAAAATAATAATGCGAATTTTAATGCACTTATTCCAGTTTACAATTCAGATACAAGCACAACTATAACAAATTCACATATAACTGAAACAAAGATTCCTGTTAATTCTGCACATCTACCAACGGTTATAAATAACAATAATAATTGTGTTCGCACAGTAGGCATAGGTGGCAATGGACAATTTGCAAGTGGCGTTCTTACCATTCCAATGGAAAGCAAGTTTTGCAAACGCCAATTATTAGCGGATAAGTTCCACCGTTTCAGCCCTATGTGGTGGGCTATACAATGCCAAGATAAAATAATTAAAAAAGCTGATAAAATAAGCAAAGGCGGCAATTGCCCTGCAAAAAGAGGCTGGAAAGTGGAACACAAATATCCAAATAGCAATAGAAACTAATGGAACAAATAAATCTATTTAGGTTCTTTGGGAATAAATATTGCATGATGGGTGCAATGTCTTTTTTGGGGCATGAAACACCCTTGCTTTATACTATTGAAAAGCCTTGGTTGAATAATCAGCAAATGATTAGCTGCATTCCTTCTGGCTCTTATGTTATGGAGCCAAAGCATAAAGAAAACTTTGGTTCTTATCCTGATGTTTGGCAGATATTGGACGTTCCTAATCGCTACGGTATTTATTTTCACGTTGCAAACAGGGCTGAACAATTAAAGGGCTGCATAGCAACAGGGCTTTTAGCTGGATCTTCAGGATATGAAGATCCAAACATTGGCAAGGGAAATGCTGTTTTAGATAGTAAATCGGCAATGAACTTTATCAAAGAAACTATTGGTTATAAACGGTGTAAACTCTTAATTATAGGTGATCAACATGCATGAATTCAATGAAGATGAACATTATGATAAAGTGGGATTAAGGCATTATAGGTTAATTAAGCCTCTTATCGCAGAAACAGGTATTATACCCCCTTTAGGAAAGGATGTTAAAACAAAGTTTGGCTTATTATGTTCAAGCGGCACATTAATATTAATGCGTGGGTTTGTTTATGATGGGGCTACAGGGGCAATTGATACACAAGAAGTCTTGATTCCGGCTGCTGTGCATGATTGGGGTTGTGAAGCTGTAAATAATAAAGATTTACCTATTGAATATCGTGCGAAGTTTGATGATTTGTTTTATGAGATGCTTAAAAAGCATGGTTTAGATGGTAATATTTTTGAAAGAGTGCGTGCAAGTTATATGTCCTTTGCTGTTCATAAGTGGGGGCAAATAAAACACGGCACAAGTACATAATTTATATTGCAACCTCTGTATTTGTCGTGTACATAATACATATTATGCATAAATACAACTTCAAACAAAACCCTGAAACCTTTTGGGATAATGTGAATACAGGTGCAGTACATTCATGCTGGCAGTGGTTAGGTGCAAAAGCTTCAACTGGCTATGGGCTTGCTAGGTATGAGGGTAAATATATTGGGTCACATCGTCTTGCATGGCAGATTCACTTCAAAGAAGAGATACCTAAAGGGATGTTTATTTGTCACTCTTGCGATAACCCTATATGTTGCAATCCGAATCATCTATTTCTAGGCACGCCAAAGCAAAACTCTATTGATATGGCGAAAAAGGGCAGAAACAAAAAGTGTGATATAAAAGGTGAAGATCATAAACTTGCTAAATTATGCTGGGATGATGTTAGGTATATAAGGTCAGTTTATAAGTCGGGTAGGAACTCACCTTACAACACGGTTGCATTATCAAAAAAATATGGCGTTGCTAAGTCTTTAATTCATAGAATTGTTAAAAATATCTCTTGGAAAGAGTAATTAAAAAAGCCCTTCATCTTGTAAGATAGCCAAAATTTTTGGCGTTTGTTTTGCGGCACTTTGATCTTGCTTTAGTATGTTATTATCATCATAGGCATTAGTGATAATCGTGTTTATTTCCTGAAAAAGAATTTCTATTTCAGGTTTTAATGAAAGTGCATTTTCTTTATCAAGGGCGGCTATAAGGTGGGACAGAACCATAATTGACTTGCGTATAATACAATTGTTATCACTCCAAAACTTTAGTAGTTTTCTTTCAATTCTTTCTGCCCTTCTCAAAAGCTTTGGTGTGTTAAGATCTTGTATATATGATTCCCTCAATATACTTAGTGCTTTTTTATAGGGTTCTTCAAACTTCGGTTCTTGCTTAATTTGGCTCATTAGCAAGCCTTCTAAAACAAAAGGAATTATATTATCTTCTATTCTATATAAATCTTTTTTATACATTTGTTTGCACCGATTCTACATCAAGCCTTATATAATTTCTGTGTGAAATTTCTGTTTCACCAGATGCTAACCGTTTTAACATTTCATTGCATTGCTCTTGCGTTTCAGCACCAGCACCAAAAACTAAGTTTTCAGTTCCACGAATATCATTTTCAAGATCAACCACAGTATAAAGAACTGTTCTCTTCAGGTTAAAGGGTTTGGTGCAGATAATAAATCTTTCATTCCTTGCAATTACTGTAAAACGTTGCTTATCAGTTCTAAACTTGATTTTATCACCAACTTCAATAATCATGTTTGTATTTATAGTTTTCAGGTTTTCACCATCAATTAATTCATCATTTTCCAATGGCTTCAGCCTCCGATATGATTAATCTATTAATTCTAACTAGAGCCTTCTTGTAAGGCGGCATATGTTCTGTTGTTTTTGGCTTTTATAAGTGAAGATTCATCACCTTTTTTTTCATGGTATTCTGCATAAAAAGAAAAAGTTTCTTCTGCTAATTCTACAGCCTGTTTTATTTTTTCTAATTCAGTCACGCTTTTTTCCTCATATTGCAGCGTTATCAAGCTAGTCAGGTGTGGTTTTAGGTATGGATAACAAGCCCCCTAAAACCACACCCTAAAGGCTAATGCCTTATTTGTTGCCGTGGCTGTTTGGATAAACATGTTCCACAGTGATATTTTCCTTGGTAAAACACTTATCTGGATCTACACCTTCAGCTGCACATTGCCCTGCTGTTATAGTTCCAAAAGTTAAACCAACTACTACTATTGCTTCTATTAATCCCATTTTTAAATTCTCCTAGTTTTTAAATTAAATTATGGTTTATAAGCCTTTTTTATCCGTCATGCTTAGGACGTTTCAACCCATAAAGGGATTCTTTAGAACCTACAAGCCTGTTTTTTTTATATCTTTATAAGCCCTTTTTTGTTTTCGTTTTTTCAGCTTGTTTTCTACTCTTGAAATGTAAAGCCCTGCAAAAACACCCACGATAAAAATAAAAACATTCAACATGCTAACCACCTTTTATTTCCTTTTTACATTCATTAAGTAGCTTTTTCATCTGCAAGGCACTGTAACCAGCCTCTTTCATCAGTGGCATAATTTCTTTTGAAGCCATTGATAAAGATTCTACATCAGAAAGTTTACCTTCTGTTGAACAAATTCCAAACCTTTCAATAAATCGGTATTTAAGTTCTTCACTCATATTAATTTTTCATTTCACGCATTACATTTATAACAGCCTTCTTATTTGTAATACTTAACTTTTTCCACAAATAGATTGCTAGGTTATCTATATTATCAACTTCCAGAAGGTTTTTAGGCACCAGTTCTATAAAGTCAACATCAAGTGCTTCAGCAATTTCAACAAGCTTACCAGCTGCAATACGGTTATCACCGTTTTCATACTTTTCCAGCTGCTGCTGTGAAAGCCCTAATCTTTCTGCAACTTCCCTTCTACTTTTTTTGTGTTCTGTTCTTACTTCTTTTACTTGAACGCCAAAATCTTTATCTTTTTGTGTTGATCTACTTACCACTTGCTACACTCTCCTAGTTATTTTTAAATAAGCCTTTTATTCTCATGCTTAGGAGGTTTTATATTATCTTTCTGAAGATCCTACATATAAAGGAAGTCCAGTTTCTTCTTTTGCCGTTTTACAAGCACCATCAAAGGCATTATCAAAGGTATTCTCAATCCTATATAGATTATAGAACCAAGTAATCTTTCCATCCCTTACTTTATAGCGTAAACGTACTGCAACCCTGTAAAGATCACCTGTTTCAAAAACAGGCACTACAATCAAGAACATATTAGGAACCTCAATAGGCATACCTGATTCATCACGGTGTTCAGTTTCATAAATAATCTTTGATTCACCGCTGCTAAGATTAACAGAGTTTTTAACCCTTACTTCTTCATTAACATGCAATTCTTTACTTAATGAAAATAACTTGTTAGGGCTTGCAAAATTACCACCTAACAAAGCTGAAAGCTTTTCAAGCTCCTCATTTGCAGATTCATCACCATCGGAAGGATGTACTACATCACCAATACGATCTTCAAGGAAAGCAGCAAAATCTGATTGTGTAAAAGATTGCCCATCATAATTCAACCATGCTTGCCATTCTTTAGAAAGTGGAAAGTTATATACAGCTTTGTGCATACAATATCTAGGATCACCATCATAACCGGCTTTGTGATAATCAATAATCCCTGTAAGACTAGGATTGTTAATATCATTGTTTGCAAATATTGCACTATCTTCATCTTTAAAGCGGTTAACATAAGCAATAAAACTACTTAAGTCATAAAGGGCTGCTGTACCAGTTCTTCTTTCTGGTTTATCACGGTATTCATCAAAAAGAGGCTTAACGCTTTTTAACGTCTTACCGGTTGGAAGCACAGCAACATCAATTTGTTTTCCGTCTAAGGTGATCTTCTTTACTTCAACACCGTGAAATTGTTTAACTTCACTTATAATATCGGCAATGCCGTTTTCTTCATTCATAATTTACCTATTATTTTTAGTTTTAATTAATTAGTTCAATTGTTAGTTTTTGGTTAATTATATAGTTTTGATAGTCCTTGAATTAACATCTTTAAACAAGCTTTCCTGTTTAGGGTTGCTTGGCAATAGATTGTGATTTTCATCAGTCCATGCAATAGATCTTTGCCTTGGCTTATCTGGATTCTTAACCTTGTAATTACTCTTTATGTCAAAGATTCCGTCATTTTGCAGAAGCTCTATATCAATAGTGATTTTACCTTTAGGCTTGCCCCCATAGTTTATACTGTGCAAATAAAGCCTTTCAGATAATGCACGCAATTCTTCAGAAATTGCATCATTAAATCTACCATCTTCAAGGGTTGTTAAAAATGTAGCAAAGCTTTTTGTAGGCTTTGAAATTTCCTGATCAGTTTCATTAACTTCACCAGTAACATCATTGTAGTTTTTTTTGTTCATAGTTTGCCTGTTATTAAGTGTTAAAAAGTGGTTTAGTATTTTTAATTTTCCTTCCTAGAGCAAGATTAGCTTTTTCTAAATCCTTTGATAAGATGTTATTAATGCAATCCGCCCCCATATAATCAAGAAACTTTTCAACATCTGAATCAGTTTCAGCAAGGGAGGCTTTTATAGCTTCTGCTGTGTCAGGATGTATTTTTGTATATGAACTAGCTTGCCCATCATCATCTTCACCTTCTCCGATAATATCAAGTAAGCCACACACATTAACACGCCTTCCATAGCTTGCCGTTGATACAGCCGCTTGAACGGCATTCTTTTGTGCATTTGTGCTATCGTAAGGCAAAGGGATCGAAACCGTTTCTTGATGCCCTGTTTTATGCCTCAAAGTGGTTGCTATAATCATTTTGCCGCTTTGCTCGGTTCTGCTATGCGTTAATGAAAAGCCTTCTTCACGTAGCAAAGGGCGTATTTGCCTATCTATATCTTCATAAATCATATATTCTGATACAACTTTATCATGCTTGTTTTTAATCTGCCCTTTTTTCTTAATGCGTGGCATTTTCGCTTGAATGCGTGTAAGTGCGTTGTCATAGTCAATCTTTGCTTGCCTATCCATCATCTTAATTTGAAAGTCAAGTAAGCGTTCCATTTTATCAATATCAACATCTGGATTAGATGCAGCTTTTGCAATTATTTCAATCATGTTTTTTTCTGGTGTAACAGCAATTGCACTGCTGGTATTTTCTTTGTCCATTTTACAAACTCATCCTTTGTTGTTATAAGATGTTATATTAACACTTTAGATTATAAAAGCAAGCTTTATTTTATAACTTTTAGTATTAGATTATAATATTTTCTTTTTTACCGTACTTAACATAGTTCTTGAAGTTTATAGGCATGGCAATTTGCTTTTCTGCGTGTTCCAGTTCGCCATCAGCATAATCATATAATTGGTCAAATGTTGCATTTAATTCTATAGCCTGAATCATTCTGTCAACATCAAAGAACATATCAGCAATAGAAAATATGCTTCCAACTTCATCAGCAACCCAGTGACAATCATCATCATCATCGTAAGATGATTTAGGGTAGTATTTTTCAACAAATGCCCTAGCTACTTCTTCAGTTGCTTCACGCCATTTTTTTATTACATCTGCCATCGTTACAACTCCATTTTGCTTTGTGTTACTTCTTTTTTTTCAGCCTCAACAAACATGTCAGGGCTTTTATAAGCCTCTTCAACACGCTTTATAGCTATATCAAAATAATTTTTGTCTAGCTCAATACCTATGCCTTTACGCCCCATCTTTGCGCAGGCTACTAGGGTTGTTCCGCTTCCCATGAAAGGGTCTAATACAACTCCCGTTGTCCATTTAATTATCTCTTGCATCAAAGGTACTGGCTTTTCAGTAGGGTGTAGATTGTTTCCGCTTATAGCGCACTTCAAAACGTCATTAGGACGCTTACTGGGGAAATAATGGTCATCACCAGCGTAGAATAAGCATAACTCCGTCTGCCTTCCATGTTCGTGCTTCAAATCACCCATAGAGTGATTGTCTTTTATCCACGTAACAACAGATTTAGGCTTTTTAACATCCTCTAGGTTATCCCATCTGCAAAATATATACTTGCTATGCTCTGCCTGTAGGTTAGTTACCCATTGTAGTAGTTTTACATCTGCATCATTAGCTATAACTTTGTGCGTTGTGTCAGCTTTTCTATAGTTTGATTGAAAATTCATTCCAAAAGGAGGGTCTGATACTATCGAGTCAAAAGACAAGCCGTCAACTATCTCAGTACAATCACCAAGGTACAAAACACAATCACCTATTATTTCTTTTCTTTTATACATATTACCCCCTGCTTAAAATATCTGCATATTGATTTTCTATAGGATTAAGCCAATCCTTATATTCTTTGTATAGTAATTTGAATTTTTGTTGTGCAATTTGCGAGGTTGCAAGCTCCGAGCGTGAATATATCTTGCATGATGAATTTCTGGTCTACCGC